GCGAATCAGTGCGCATCCAGTCATGTGTTGGTTGGATAACGAAGGCTGTTTATTCATAGCGACGCCAGCAGTCCCAGTCCAGGATGGAAGCGCGTTGCTCGATAGCGTCGAAAAGCGAATCGGTGAACTTGAGAATGATGTCAAGCGTATTTTGGCTGAGCAGCGTTTGTTGAGTCTCATCAAGAAGGATGAGCCTGAGTCCGAGTCCGAGTTATCATTTTGAGGCTGGCATGAAACTTGCAGTGGCAGAGGAATTGGCGGGCAAGTTGATCGAGCGTCTGGGGCCGGTGTGCGAGCGCGTTGGTGGCGGCCGGGCGGAATGCCTGGCAGCCGGCGCTGATGATGGAGGGAGCATGATTACCTATAGATCACGCACCCGGATACTGATCGGGTTGATCGGGTTGGGGCTGTGTCTGTGGATCGTGTTGGGCGCGGCGATCGGGGGGGTGCGGGCGCGCCAGGGGCGGACGTCGGCGACGGCCACCCCCTTGAAGGGGGCTACCAGCGCGCTGACGGTGTTTGTGGCTGAGGGATGGCCAGCGCCGGGGACGGCGGCACCGGGCACTGCAGCGCCGACCGAGTCGCGGATTCCATCGCCGAGGGCGACGGTCGTGCCAGGCACGACATGGGTGATCACGGCATCGCCTTCGGCCACGCCGGTGGCCAACGCGACAAGCACCCCGCCGGCGACGGGCATGGCGCTGTCCCCTTCAAGGGGATTGCCGACGATTTCGGCATTGGCGCCGACAGAGGCGCCGAGGCCGGCGGCGACAGGTACGGCGATACCCACGTGGACTCTGGCACCATCGTTTACGCCCATGCCTACGGCCTCGATCACACCCACGGGGACGAGCTCGCCCACGGCCACGCCGTCGGCGACTGAGCCGCCGACGCAGACCCCACGGCCCACGCGGACGCCGCGAGGATGGCCATGGCCGCCGCCTTGTCCGACCTGCTCGCCTTTGCCCACAGCGTGTTCTCCGCTGCCGACGCCACCCAGCTCGCCACTGCCAACACCGCCGATATCGCCGCTGCCGACGCCGGGGCAGTAGCTTCGCGTAACCATAGCATTCTGCGCGGCAGTCCAGCGCGCGTTCAATTCGCATCTCGCGTTCACACATCTTTAAGATACGAATTACAGATTGGACATTTTGACCATGCCGTTGCTGCCTGACCAAACGCATACGCTCGCACCTGATCAGATCTGGCAGACGGCGCTGGGCGAGCTGGCTTTGCAGTTGACCGGGGCGACATTCACGACGTGGCTGAGCCGGACGCAGTTGGTAGCGTACGAGGATGGCACATTCACCATCGGTGTGCACAATCAGTACGCCCAGGATTGGTTGGAGAATCGCTTGCGTGCGATGATCACGCGCACGCTGCAGGGGATCATCGGGCGGCCGGTCGAGCTGCGCTTTGTCGTGAACGAGTCGCCGGTGGGATTGCCCTTGAAGGGGGTAATCCCGATTACCCATACGGGCGTTCAATTGAACGCCCCAACAGTGAACGCCCCAACAGCGGCGGGCAAGGCGCACCGCGAGGAGCCAGCGACGGATCTGGTGCCCGAGGATCTGGGCTGGTTCGCGATCAGCGCATACGCCAGCCGATTCTGGCGGCCGCTGCTGGGACGGGTGGCCTGGGCGGTGTACGAGATTGTGCGGGAGAGCGACAAGCGGCCACCGAAACAGCGCACGGAATGGACGCCGCCCAGGACGTGGACGGCGCCGGCGCTGGCCGAGGACGTGCCGTGCGGCCACCAGGCGCTGACGGGATCGTTGCGGGGCGGCGTACCACAACCGGGCGCGTTCGACCGACTGGCCGCGCTCGACGTGGGGCGCGTCGTGCGCCAGGGGCGCGATCCGCACGTGGTGTACGAGCTTTCGGTGCGTGTGATGCTGCCGTGGCTCGCGGCTGATCAGGTGGGGCAGCTCTCCGAGCGGCTGCGGGTGAAGCACGACCGGTGGAAGGAAAAGCGCGGGATTACATAATCTACCGGTGTAAATACACGCATACAGGTGATTTGTACGAGTGAATACACCGGTAGATTGCCCGGCAGGGCCGCTGCCGGGCGTTTTTTTGCCGGGGGCAGCGGTGATTTCGGTTGCGGGATCATCGGTATGGCTGTGGACATGATTCGGGATGCACGCGCTACCCGTGTATTTGCACCGGTCTACCTGTGTAAATGCACCCACCCAGGGCCCTAAGAAAAGAAAACTTAACATATAAAGAGAAAGAAGGTTATCTCCTTCAAAAATTTCGGATCTCGCGATGCCGATCCCCTTGAAGGGGGCGATAACCCTCCCACTGTAGGAGGGTAAGGCGCATTACCGATACTTTGGAGCTTGACAGGAAGGCGGATTGGCGATAGACTGAGGACAGTTGCCATGTGCTTTGCCTTGGCGCGATCTCCCGTGGGGGAGGTCGCGCCTTTTTTGTTGCCTGGAGGAGGCGAAATGGATCTGCAAGCCTTGTTTGATGCGGTTGTGGCTCTGGTGTTTCGAGCCTGGGCATACGATGGAGTGAAGGTGATCGTGTGCCACACGTTGATCAACGTCTTTGTGGCCATCGCGGCTGCGCTCAAAGCCGGCTCCTTCGAGCTGGGGCGGGTGGCAGATTTCTTGGCGCACAAGTTGGCGCCGTACGTATTGATCTATTTCGTCATCAAGCTGGCTGGCGATGGGGCGGGCGTCACGTTCCTGGCGCCGATCGTGTGGACGGCGATCGAGGCTGCGTTGACGGGTGATCTGCTGGATAGCTGGCAGAAACTTGGGCTGCCTTTGCCGCAGAGCATCCAGAATTTTGTCGTAAAGCGGGCGTGATATAGAGCGATGACAGATTCAGAAATGGATCGCGCTACCCTGGCGGTGATCAAACGCGACGTGGCCTCACTCGACACCCGGATGGAGGGCATCGGCACCAATATCACGGCGCTGCGCTCCGAACTAGTGCGGTTGCTGGCAGACCTGGAGCGTCGCACACGCGAGAATGAATTGCATTGCGCCGGGTGCGATCCCCGCATCGCCGCGATGCGCGATGATCTGAATGCGCTGAAGGGGCAATCGCGTGTGTGGGGCGGCATCAACTCGATCGCGGCGATCGCGGCGGGGTTGGTTGCTTATTTCAAGGGGCCATGAATGAAGCGTCCCAAGCCGCGACGGAGACCGGCCACGAAGCTGCAAGCGCCATTGTTCGAATATGCCGAGGGGAACGAACGCGGCAAGGCGCTGGTGGTGGCGCTGGAACTGTACCTGGACGAGCATCCCGCGTGGGCCGAGGGGATGGATTATCTGATTTCCCTGGGCGTGCAGCCGGACGATGCGATGCTGGCGGTGTGGTATTCGCTGGCGAAGAAGGATCGGGGGACGCGGGAGCAATTGGCGCAGCGGCTGGGCATCTCGCGGCAGGTGACCTACCAATGGGAAGAACGGCATACCTACCCCCTCGGCGAGGCGGTGCTGACGATTCGGGATCTGGGGCGCATGGTCCGGATGCAGCGCGTGGGGCAATGGGTGCCGGACATCGAGCGCCGGCTGCTGTTGAACGCGACGCGGGCAGATGCGAATGCGGCCCTCATCGCGCTGGCGCTCAAGTACGCGGGGGAGATCACCGACGAGGTGACGCTGCACCTGCAGGGGAAGGACGATGGGCCGGTGGAGATCATCCGGAGAGCGGACGAGTTGAGCGATGACGAATTGGCTGCCATCGCCGCAAGAAGCGGCCCAAGAACTGTTAGCCCGGCGGCGAGCGCGTAGCCGGCTTTTGCACTTTACCAACTACACATTCCCGCAGTATAAAGCCGATCCGGTCCACGACTTGATCGCGGCGACGCTCGACCAGGTGGTGGAGGGCGCGCAGAAGCGCGTGATGATTTTCGCGCCGCCACAACATGGCAAGAGTGAATTGGTAAGCGTGCGACTGCCGGCCTTTTGGCTTGGCCGGCGGCCCGACGATCCGATCATCCTGACCAGTTACGCGGCGAGCCTGGCCGATAGCAAATCGCGCCTGGCGCGCAATCTCATCGAGAGCGAAGAGTTTGCGCGGCTATTCGCGGACATTGGCACTCCTCGCGATTCGCGCGCGGTGAACGAGTGGAGCATCGCCGGGAGGCGCGGTGGGCTGCTGGCGGCCGGCGTGGGCGGGCCGATCACGGGGCACGGGGCACAGCTTGGCCTCATTGACGATCCGCTCGAAAACTGGGAGCAGGCGCAATCTCAAACATATCGGGATCGCGTGTGGGACTGGTATCGCTCGACCTTTCGGACGCGGATCTGGGAGGGCGGCGCGATCGTGCTGGTGATGACGAGATGGCACGAGGATGACCTGGCGGGGCGGTTGCTCGGCGATCAGGGCAATGAGTGGACCATCTTGCGGCTGCCGGCATTGGCCGAGACCCAGGAGGAGCGCGACGATAACAACAAGCGCCTGGGTCAGCCGACCGGCCAGGCTGATCCGCTGGGACGCGCTCCAGGTGAGGCGTTGGCGCCGCGCCGGTTCAGCGTCGAGGCGCTGGCAGCGATCAAGCGCGACGTGGGCAGCCTAGTGTGGAACGCCGAGTATCAGGGATCGCCCAGGGCGCCGGAGGGGAACCGGTTCAAGCGCGAGTGGTTCAAGATCGTAGATGCGGCGCCCGAGACGATGACGCGGGTGCGATATTGGGACAAGGCGGCGACCGAGGGCGGCGGCAAGTTCAGCGCGGGCGTGCTGATCGGGCGGACGCCGGAGCGGCAGGTTTTTATCGAGCACGTGGCGCGAGGGCAGTGGAGCACGGGCCACCGGCGAAGCATGATGAAGCAGCAGGCGCAACTTGACGCGGAGCGGTATGGCAACACGGTGCACATTTACATCGAGCAGGAGCCGGGGAGCTCGGGCAAGGATTCGGTGGACGATGAGATCTTGTTGCTGAGCGAGTATGCGGTGCACGCCGACCGGCCCACGGGCGACAAGGACACGAGATTGGAGCCGTTCGTGGCTCAGGCCGAGGCGGGGAATGTGAAGTTGGTGCGCGGCGCATGGAACGCCGCGTACATTGACGAGATGGGCGCGATCCCGAACGGGACATATCGGGATCAGGCGGACGCGACGTCGGGCGGGTATAACAAGCTGGCCCGCGAGCTGACCGGGAAGCTGGTTTATTAGGCGTTCAGTCGAACGCCCGTACAGTATCAGTAATGGCCGTTAGCGGCACACCCCTTAAGGGTGTCCTAGGGACTGGAGCAGGACATGCAGATCGGGCCACGACAGACCTTAGAGTGCGAATTGATTGACGCGCCGATTGACCGGATCGAGGGCGCGCTGCGCGCGGGTGGGCTGATTTTTGCGCTGGTGGGCCTGGCCAGGCAACCCAGGGCTACCTGGAGGACGGTTCAGATCTTGTCGGCGAATGGGCGCGATGGGCAGATGATGGCGCAGGAAATGTATAGCGACACGGCTTACCAAATTCCCAACCCGAAACATTCGGTTGTGCGCGTGGTGATTTTCCCTAAAGAGGGAGTCTCGTGAACCTACTTGAGCGACTTCGTTACGCAGTGCGCGCGTTCGTGTTGGGGCCATACGTCGTCGAGACGGCGGATCGGTACTGGGGCCATCCCATCGAGGATTTCGCGCCGGCCGAGTACGGGCAATACATCGTCACGTCGAACGGGGTGTACGCCTGCGCGACGCTGCGCGCGCAGTTGCTCTCGTCACTGCCGCTGAAGTTTTACAAACAGAACAGCCAGGGGGAGAAAACCGAGGTCACGAGCGGCAAGCTGGTCGAGTTGATGGCCAAGGTGAACCCATTCTGGACGGGGCAGCGGCTGATCGAGATGACCGAGCTTTCGTTGTGCCTATGGGGCCAGTCGCATTGGTTCCTGGAGCGCGGCCAAAGCGGGAAAGGCACGCCCAGCGAAATCTGGTGGGGGCGTCCGGACCGCGTGAGAGTGATCCCCGATCCGGTGAACTATATTGCCGGCTTTTTCTACTTGCCGCAGACGGGCCTGGCCGAGGTGCCTTATCAAGCCTCGGAGGTTGCCTGGCTGCGATATCCGAATCCACTCGACGAGTTCGCGCCGCTTTCGCCATTGGCGCCGGCGCGGCTGGCGGCTGATTACGCGAGCGCGGCCATGAGATCGAATAAG